CACTATTATCAACCACTGCTTTCGCAGAGCTCATCCACGGGCTACGCGTTTCCGCGTAGACCACCCAAGCCACATGGCCATAAGGGACTAATTAACGGCCCAGGTTCACACCCAGGGCCCGAGGTTAGTCCACCGTCGGACAAACAGACGTTTCACTTTCTGTTTGACTCGGCGCCTGAGCGGAGTTTTGTTACCAAAACTAAGCTCCTTACTGCCCCCCCACAGTCTTGCAAGCAAGACTGCGTGATCGTCGGACTGATACGTTACTGCCATATCAGCTAAGAACTTGGTATAGTATCCTTCGATACCATCCCGAGCACGAACAGGAGATGCTTCGTCGAAATTGACGATGTATCCCCCATCGCCATACCCTTCAGGTATAAGGCAAGGTTTAATCACCTTACGCCTGAGGTAACGCCACACCCGAAGAAACCGCTTATCACAGAAAGAGAAATCATCCTCAATCGGTGAAGGTCGGTCCTTCGAGTTATCAATAAAACGCCGGGGATCAAGATTCACAGAACCTGTGAACCGAGAAACTCGACGTATATTGTTCGCGGCGAGGTATGTCTTAGAAGGTCCTATGATTACTTCCTTTAGGAAGTAGGGTTTGCAGTCAAGTCCGTGAAACCAATGACTTCCACAGCTCTCGCGGAAATATCCAGAAGAATAACTCTTCTCTTTATTTACGGAGAAACCGTAAAAGTCAGAAACCTTCACGAAAAGCGAGTAAGCACCTACGGGAATAATTACATCATCCCCATAAACGCTAACCTGCGAAACGTCCAAATGCAAATATTCACATACTGCATAGGCGATCGCATAGAAGATTAGCGACTCCAGTTCGAAAGTAAAGCCGTTCCCCATACTGGAGAACTTTTCGTAGTGGAATTGGTGCGAACCCAAAACGCCGAACGCTGATCTGAGTGACTCCATGACCGAAAGCCAACCGTTAGGTATTAATTCCCTAACAGTAGCTTCCGAGATGGTATCACTTGCAGCAGAGAAATCAACAGTAGCTAGATGATTAGTCTTGCTACCTTCTCGTGAGAGAAGTTGGTTCCTCAGCTGTGAGTTCAGATCAACGCCAACCCATCGAAGTCGTCGACGAATCAGACTTCCAACGCCTTTTTGAAACCAGAGGTTTAATCCTGGTTCAACGGCGATGGTTCTATCCGTCTTCGAGTTCTTGGGCACGGTGACGACCTTATTCCCTGCAAAGACCTGTCGTTTCGAAAGGTCCCAGTTCGGGTAGATGCCTGCGTAAAGGGCACCCATAAGGTTATCTAGTGGACGCGTTGTTCCATTTTCACAACGGAACTTGTTGACCGGACTAGTGTCGACTCCTTTTATAAGGAGCGTGACGCCTGGTCCCCAGTCAGAAGAGTCTACCCACTCATCAAAAGAGAACTTCCCCAAAATGGAATCGATTTTTCGTCGGACTGCAACATGCAGTCTGGCGCCAATCTCACGGTTTATAGTGAGGTGGTGATATCCACGAGAGTTGATCTCTTTACAGCGCAATTCAGCAGCTCGGAACTTCTCGAGAGCTACGGCTTTCAAATCGATTTTCGTCGACAGAAACGTAGCTTTAGAGAGGAACTTCGTTGCCAAGTACGCGTCTCGAAAATCCGCGGGATCATTGTAATGATCCGGATTGATATCCAGCTCGACAAGTTGTCTATGTTCGTTTTCACGGAACATAAGCCAACAAGTTAGAGCCCTAGGACAATCGAGAGATGATAAGTAGTACTCGACGACTTTTGTCGTCGTACCGTGAGCTTCGTTCACAGCGGGTACCTCCGTAGCTATAGCTTAGGGATGGTCCTCCGATTAAGGAGGCGGCTTGTACAGATCAGTACACCGATTCGTACGAGTCGATTGCCCCTGCGAATGCGGCACCATTGTGGAGAAACTCCAACAGGTGCCCCACGAGCAGGTATCTGTCTTCTTGTTCAACCGTTTTCGGGAAAACAAGTTCGACATTCGCCAGACAGTCCCCGATTTTCAGGGTCGTGTCTGTGGCATCCATCACCGGGTGTACCAGCTTGACTTGCACACGGATGACTTGGCTTCCTTTCGTCGGCCTGCGGACGGACATCGAGAGCTTCTTTTCGGCATCGAAAGATGCGCCGGCAAGAGTCCAGATGGCCACTCCGTTAGGATCGATGCGGGAAGGGACGTAGTTGACTGAGTTGGTAGCGCCCGAAAGCGTTCCATCCCAGTCCTTTCCAACCGTAACAGCAAAAGCTGTCATGAGAACTCCTACTTAGAGAGTTGAGTGAACAGTGCAACTGCGGATTCGATGTGTCCCTTACTGATCGGATTCTTCAGTTTCGGAATCGGAACATCTGGAAGAGAAATTACTTCTCTCTTACAATATACCGTCTTCCGAGTAACAACTGATTGAAGTCGAAACCAGTGAAGGAACCCTTCGTCACCGCGCCCTGAACCAAAGACACCTGTCAATGGTTTTTGGGTTGGCGTCACACCATCGTGGCCATAAAGGTCCATAGACTGTGTCATCGTTTCGACGATGAATACAGTTTTATAGGACTCTTTAAGTACTAAGCCGTCCAGGGCGCTCAAGCTATTAAGCCAGTGGCCGATTGGTAAGAACCAATCGATCACGAAGCTCAAAGGCAACAGCTCCCAGGCGACGTTCTTTGGGTTAGTGAAACCCAAAGTAGCTGCCTGCCTTCGGAGTCTATCGGGAATGACAAAACTCGTGCCATATTT